TTAATCAGAGATGACCTAACAAAATCTATAGCTACTGCTATTGATTTAGGTGCTTTAGCTGGTTCAGGTACAGGCGGTCAACCAACAGGTATTTCTGCAACTACAGGCATTAACACAACAACTTTTGCTGCTGCTAACCCAACTTGGGCTGAAATAGTAGCTATGGAAAGTGCTGTTGCTAATGATAATGCTTTAACTGGCTCTTTAAGCTACATTTGTAGACCTGCTGACTTTGGTACTTTAAAAACAACTGAGAAAGCAGCTAATACTGCTCAGTTCGTTGTATCTCCTGATAACACTATGAATGGATATAATGTTATTAGAAGTAATCAAGTAACAAGTGGTGATTTCTACTTTGGTAACTTTGCAGACCTATTAATTGGTATGTATGGCGGTTTAGATATAACTGTAGATGCTTATAGTTTAAGTCAATCAGGTGGAGTAAGAATTGTTGCTCTACAAACTGTTGACACTGCTGTAAGACACGCAGTATCTTTCTGTAAATCTTCAGACTAATTAACTGATGCTTAAATGGAATAGGGGTGGAAACACCCCTACCTTAAATATGAAAAAATACTTAATAACAAGCGATACAATCGCAAACGGACAAAAAGTAAACGCAGGTGATGTCGTTGAATTGCCTGAAAATATTGGATATCAACTTTGCACTTATAAGAAAGCAGAGGTGCATGTAGCAAAACCTAAAGCTAAAAAAGAAGATAGAAGCGTAGGCTTAAAAACTTCTAAAGTAAAAGCTCCTAAAACTAGAGCTAAAAAATAAATCATGCCGTTAGAAAGTGCTTTAGACTTTAATTCTTATGTAGATACCACAACAGGGCATGGTGTAAAGGCTACTTTTTTTGAAACTCAAAGCACCTTATGGGATGCTAGAGCTAAATTTATAGACTCTTGGTATGATATTGATACTGGAGATGCTTATAGCGTTGACATTATTATTGACCAAGAATATTTTAATATTGGCGGTGGAACTGTTGATGTAGATGGATTTCAGCCAAGAGCAGTAATGAAATCAACAGATGCACAATATATTTCTCATGGAGATAAGTTACTTGTTGAAGCCATAACAACCAATAGAGGAAACACTCTTGTTCCTCAAACAATGTTTATAGTAAAGACTGTAGAGCCTGACAATACAGGTTTAATTTCATTGGTTTTAGAGGAAGAATAATGTCTCAATTCATGCTTGAAACTGAAGAAGATATGCTAGGTTATCTTGATGCTGAGTATGGTCATGGAATTGATGCTGTTTATACAAGGAATGGCACATCTTCTAATATAGTGATTATCTTAAACAATGAATATGTTGAGCAAGATTTAGGGGTTGGTGTTGAAGCACTTAAACCTATGGCAACTTGCAGAAGTATAGATATTCCAAACGTATCTTATGGAGATACATTAAATGCTAGTGCTGTAAAAGATACTAATGGTAATATATTGAAAGCAGCACAAAACTATACAATAGTAAATGTGCAAAAAGATAGAACAGGATTCACTGTTTTGATGTTAGAGGAAATATAGTGGCAAATCATATAAGACAACAAATTAGAGAATATTTTGGTACTACTTTGACTGGTCTTTCAACAACTGGTTCTAATGTTTATGAATCAAGAGTTTATCCTTTAGAAAATGCAAAATTACCAGCACTTATAATATATACAAAATCAGAAACATCCGAACCTATAGTTATAGGTACTGACAGGGTTATGAGTAGAGAACTAGCAGTAGTGGTAGAGGGATATGCTAAAGCAACTAGTGACTTTGATGATACGATTGATACAATAAGCAAAGAAGTTGAACAAGCAATAGCGGCTGATAGAACGCTTGATGGTAAGGCAAAAGATACTTATCTTGAATCAACTGAAATAGAGTTTAATGGTGAAGGTGAAAAACCACTGGGATATGTGAGTTTAACCTTTTTAACTAATTACTATGTCAAGGAAAAAAATCCTGACGTAGCAGTATAGGAGACAAATTATGAAATTAATTAGTCCAAATGGTAAAGTTTCAATGGAAGTTCCTCAGTCAAATGTGGAAACTATGTTAGGAATGGGTTGGAAGGAAGAAGCAGTCCAGTCGAAAGACAAAATTAAATCTTCTTCTAAGAAAAAGCCGAAAGGCGAGGTAAAAGAAAATGTCAACATTTAAAGGAAATGATGGTGTTGTAAAACTAGGTACTACTGGTGGAACTAATATCGTTGGTGAAGTTAAATCATATTCTTTAGAACATACAAGTGATACTGTAGAAGATACAGCTATGGGTGATGCAAGTAGAACTCATATAGCTACTTTAAAATCTTTCTCAGGCTCATTGGATGTTTTTTGGGATGATAGCGATACTAATGGTCAAGGTGCTTTTGTAGTTGGTAATACTATAGAGATTAATCTATATCCAGCAGGTGTAAGCGATACTTATTATAGTGGCGAAGCTATTGTTACTGGTGTTTCAAGAACTGGATCATTTGATGGTATGGTTGAAGCATCACTAAGCGTACAAGGTACTGGTGATCTAACTACAACAACAGTATAAAACGATGTCAGTAATAGATAACGCAAAAAAGCATTTTGATAGCTTAGAAACTAAAATTATAGAAGTCCCTGAATGGGGTGATGATGAAGATAGTCCTTTAAAGATTTATTGTAAACCAATAACTCTTTCAGAGACTTCTAAGTTTATGAAACTAGCTCAAGATGATGACGTACAGCTTTTAACTTATGTTTTAATTTATAAAGCATTAGATGAAGCTGGAGAAAAGTTATTTACAATCGCTGATAAAAAGGCCTTATTGGAGAAGGTTGACAGAGATGTATTAATTAGAGTATCTAGTGAAATGATGAACAATGTTTCACAGGAAGAAGTTAAAAAAAAGTAATTGAAGATAAGCAGCTATACATTAAATATGCTTTGGCTGAAAAACTAAACAAAACTCTAGCTGAGCTTGAAGAGATGACAGTAGAGGAGTTTCAGGGTTGGTTGGCTTATCTTGAAATAAAGGAAGAACAAAATGGCTCTAGGTAAGGGACTCAAATATAGAATTGATTTACTGGCAAACAATAAATCTGCTGGTGCTTTAAATAAATTCAAAAAAGATGTAAAAGGAGTTAATTCTAGCGTATCTCAAATGAGAAACCTTTTAGCTACTGCCTTTAGTGTTAAAGAGCTTGTCAATGCTGCCAACGTAATGATTGGTGTTGAAAATAGGATGAACGCCTTAACAGGCAGTGCATCTGAAACAGCTATAGCTATGCATAACATGAGAAGAATAGCATCTGAGTCAAGGTCAGATTTTGATGCTGTTGCTATGTTATATACAAGACTTTCTTTAGCAACAGACCATCTTGGTGCTACTCAAAGAGATGTTGCTGATGCAACACAGACTGTGGCAAATACCTTTATTATTGCTGGTTCTCATGCTCAAGAAGCAAACAACTCTGCTAGACAGTTAGCACAGGGTCTTGCTTCAGGTGCTTTGAGAGGGGATGAGTTACGTTCTGTAATGGAAAACAACACCATCCTTACAAAAATGTTAGCTGATGGTTTGAATATGACTATTGGTGAGCTTAGAGAGTTTGGACATGCTGGTAAGCTAACAGCAGAAACAGTAATGCCAATTCTTATCAAAGGAACTAAAGAAACCAACGAACAAATAGCAAATATGCCCATGACACTGGGTCAAGCTGGAGTTGCCCTAAGAAACAATTTTCAGTTTATGGTTGGTGACATACAAACAGCAACTCAAGGTTTTTCAAAAATGGCAAGTGCTGTTAATTTTGTAGCTGTTAATTTAGATGCCTTATTTATACCTGCTATTATTGCTGCTGGTTTTGCAATGAAAGCATTTACTGTGGCTGTATTAGCAAATCCTTTTGGTCTTATATTAGCTGGAGTAACAACTGCTGCTATGGCTATATATGTATTTAGAAATACTTTATCTAATATATTCAATAACATAGTTAAAAAAGATATTCCAACAATGATTTTAAACTTTAAAATCTTTGGTGAAAAAGTAAAACTAGCTTTTGAAGAAAAACTAATGATGCCAGTAAAACAGACTTTTAATAATTTTATTAATTTTATTATAGGTAAAGTTAATGATGGTGTTAATGAAATTAATCGTTATTTAGATTTAGTACCACAATTTATAAAGGATAAACTAGGAGCAGACCAATTACCAACAATAGATTTAATACCTGACCCTGCAAGTAATTCAGCAGATATACAGTCCAAAATAGATGCTTATATACAAGAGATAGCTAAGATTAGTGGTAAAGTTATAAAAAAAGCAGACTTACCAAGTATAAAGGAAATGTTGTTTGGTAAAACCGAAGATGTCGAAGGAGATGCTTCTACAGGCTTTGGTCAACTTTCTGCATTTGAAGAATTTTTAAATTCTGCTGAAGCTGGATACAAGAAGTTTAAGACAGGAATAAAATCAACCCAAGATGAAGTGCAGGGTATATTCAAGAAGTCTTATGATGGATTAACAAATCTTACAATGGATTTTCTTGAGAATGGTAAGGCTAGTTTCAAAGATTTTGCTACATCAATAGTTAGAGAATTAATAAGAATAGCAATACAAAAATTAGTTATTGATAAAATGTTTGCTGGTTTTGGTGGTTTGTTCGGAAGTAAAAAAACTACAACAGAAATTCCAAAAATAAATATGCCCACAACTTTACCAAAATATGAAGGTGGTGGTTTTACAGGCATGGGTTCAAGAAGCGGTGGTGTAGATGGAAAGGGTGGTTTCCCAGCAATACTACATCCCAACGAAACTGTTATAGATCACACAAAAGGGCAAGGCATGGGTGCTACAGTAAACTTCAACATATCAACAGTTGATGCTGCTGGATTTGACCAGTTACTAACATCAAGAAAAGGACTAATAACACAAATAATTAACAATGCCATGAATACTCAAGGCAAAATGGGGATAGTATAATGTCAGGTGCATTTCCTACAGACCCAAACTTTAGGTCAATAAACTTTCAAGACAATAGACCAACATTACTGAATCAGACTTTGTCAGGTAAAAAATCAGCAAGACAAATAGGTGCTCAATACTTTTCTTTTACAGTACAAATGCCACCATTAGAGCAGATGAAAGCACAGGAAATATTTGCTTTCTTGCAAAAACAAAAAGGCTCTAGTGGTAATTTTACAATACAAGCACCATTGAATAATTTAGGAACTAGCAAAAACGAAACAGATATATTAGTAAACACAGCACATTCAGCAGGAATAGATACTGTAAATATGGATGGCTTTTCGCACACAAACCATGTATTAAGAGCTGGTGATTTAATAAAGTTCGCTGGTCATTCTAAGGTTTATATAGTGCAAGAAGAGGTAACAGCTTCAGGTGGCCAAGCTGCTGTAAAAATATCTCCAAATCTTGTTAGCTCTTTAGCAAATAATGAAGCTGTAACTGTAAACAAGCCATCTTTTACTGTATATCTTGAAAATAACGATATTATGTATAGTACAGATGCTAATGGTTTTTACAGCATTTCATTTGATGTTAGAGAGGTAATAATATAATGCCAAGAAGTTTATCAACAGATTTACAAACGCAAGTTTCAGCACAACAAACCAAAACAGCATTTCTTGTTGAATTGGGTTTATCTACAACCATAAGACTTACTGATTGGTATTCAGATGTTACTTATGATTCTAATTCTTATGAAGCTGGTGGTTCTTTTTTAACAGTAGACTCAGTTATAGAAACAGGTCAATTACAGATAGATGAGATAAATCTTGGCTTTTCAAATGTTACTAACCAAGTAAGAAGTTTAGTACAAAGCGGTGCTTTTACAGACAAAACAGTAGAGATATATTTAGCTTACTTTAATGAAAATGAAACTTTAGTAGGTGCTATAAACTATTTTACAGGGCAAATTAGAAACGTATCTATTTCAGAAAATATAGATAATTCTGTAATAGCAATGACTGTGGCTTCTCATTGGGCAAATTGGAACTTAACAAAAGGCAGACATTATTCAGATGAATCTCAAAAATCAGTTTATACAGGCGATAGAGGTTTAGAGTTTGCCACACAGGTAAAATCAGATGTAAGGTGGGGTTCGTAGATGTTAAATGCTATTCTTGGATTTTTTAAATCGATTGGTGGTGCAGTAGTTAAGGCATGGGTTGGTGCTGATACTCTAGGCAAAATAAACATGGTATTTATGGCAGTTACTACTGCTGTAGGTGTAAAAGGCTATTTACAAGCAAGACAAATGTTAGCTAAAGGTCAAGACATCATGGCTAACAAGACTGCTGCAGGTGGCAAGATACCAGTTATCTATGGAACTAGAAGAGTAGGTGCACAAGTAGTTTACATGGATACTAAGTTTAATAGGTCAAAAGACTTGTTTGTAGTCTATGCATTAGCTGTGGGTGAATGTGAAGAAATACTAGGTAGAACTATAGAGATAGATGGCAATAGTATTTTAGATGGCAATATCTACAAAGGCGGTGGATATGTAGGCTCAGACAAAATATCATCAGGTAATGGCTCTTTAAACACCGCATCTCAAGTTGGTGATGTCCAATACTCAAACCCATTTGCATTAGGAACTGACCCGACACTTAGATATTCCTTTGTATTTAATTTGCATCATGGTGCATCAAGTCAAACAGCAGACCCTATGCTTAGAGCATCTATTCCTGAAGCATGGTCAACTAATCACAAGCTAAATGGTATTTGTTACATAGCTGCTGCGTTTGATTACGACAAAAAAGGCATGTATAAAGGCGTTCCGCAAATAACAGTACAAGTTAAAGGTAAGAAAGTTTACGACCCAAGAACTGACACTACCGCTTGGTCTTCTAATCCAGCTTTATGTTTCTTGGATTACATACAAAATGATGAGTATGGTAAAGGATTAGCAACTTCACAAATTAACATGACTACTATTAGTGCTGCTGCTAATAAGTGCGATACTTTAGTAGATCAACCTTACTACAATGGCAATTACCAAGATGTAACTTGGAGTGGTGATTCAGGTGATGACTTTATTGTTATAAATGACAACGCTGATTGGTGGCAAAACAAAGTAGATGAAGTTATAGATATTAGAGATGCTAATGATGCTGTAATTTTTGATGGTGTAGATATTAAAGGTACTACACGATATGAATTTTATGATGCTACCCAAGAAAACAGATTATATATAGATGGTACTTTATCAAGCAGTTATACGAATGAAGCTGGTAGTGCTAAAGCTAAAGTTAAAAGATTTCATTGTAATGGTTATATTGACACTAATAAAAATGTCATGGATAACGCTAAAGAATTACTTGCAAATATGCGAGGTATTTTCCTTTATATTGATGGCAAATATGAATTGCAAATAGAAGATACAGGCACATCTACATTTAGTATCACAGATGACCACATCATAGCTGATGCTGGTATATCAGTTGATTATGGTAATAAAGACAAAAAAGCGAACAAAGTTGTTATTGAGTTCTTTAACGCAAATAAGAAATACGAACTAGATACAGCTACAGTTTTACATGATGCTTCTCCTGAATACTATTCAGATGATGGCGAGGTATTAGAAGTTAAAGCTGAATTCCCTTATGTAACAGACCCATACATTGCTTACAATATGGGTAAGGCTATCTTAACTAGAAGTAGAAATCAGACCACTATACAGTTCTTAGGGACTCCTGAGATGTATAAATTAAACGTAGGAGATATAGTTGATCTTACTTATTCAGGTTTGGGATTCTCAGGCAAGGTATGCAGAGTAGAAGCATTAGAACTACAGGCAAATGGTCTTGTATCTGTTAGCTTGATTGAATATTTTGATGTTTATACATGGGAAGTACCAACTCAAGAATCAACTGAGATAATAGCTAAAATACCAACCATAGGTGCTATACATCCACCTGAAGCAAATAGTATTGTATTTACAGATACTGATGCTTCAGCAATTAACAGGCCTACTTTAACTTGGACTGAGCCAACTGATTTTCCAGTAAAAGAATTTAGAGTAGATGTGGTTGATAGCTCAAGTAATAATGTTTTTAGTAAAATTGTAGACACACCTTCAGTTGATTTAGCTTTCTTGCCCAAAGGCTCTAACTATGTTGCTAGTGTCACATCTTTTAATGGTGTTGGAATTGAATCTAATGCATCTACTAAAACATT